CTTCAAATAAACTAATAAAGATTTCTGCTTTTTCTAAATATTTTACAAATTTAACTTCTTCGCCATAAACCTCTTTGAGGTGTTTAAAAATTTTATCGGTAGGCCCACAAGGAATAGATTGTTGGATATACCCATCAAACAAAGACGGATCTATTTTAAATTGTTCTACAAATTCTTGTGCTTTAGATAAAGTTTGAGAGCATACAACCATCAATAAGATAATAGCGGGGTAAGTCCAATACTTCTTAAGCCAATTCATTATTTATCTGCTTCTTTTAATAAAGCATCTCTTGCAGCTTCTAATCTCCTTGTAATACTATTATCTATATTTTGAGCTTTTAACGCTTTATACTCTTTATGGTTTAGAAGTTCTTCAGCTGCTTCCTTAAATTTACCTTCATTAATTAATCTACGAGTAGTAGGACTTTGTACTAAGTCTCCTCTGTAGTTTAATTGTATTAATTCAGACTGCAGATCAGGACTTAAAGAATCGTAATTTTTTATAAGTTTTTTAGCCTGTTCTGTTTTATTTTTTAGATCTATGTCGAATAATTCTTCTATTTTGTCAGCAGACATATCCATTTGTCCTGCTAAAATTTTAGAAACTTCATCTGAAGAATACCCTAAATTCTCTAAAATCTTAGGAGTTTCTGATGTTACTAAATGACCTTTTGCTAAAGTACTTTTACCTTTAGAATCTTTATACTCTGATGAACGTACTCCTTCATATTTATCTAATTTTTTTCTAACTAAAGATTCTGTATCTTCTTCTTCTCTCATAGCATCGGCTACTGTAGCATCTCTCCTTAGATCACCTGCAGTTGGACTTACCATAGATAGTCCTCTTCTCATTCCTCTTACTTCTACCTCATCATCTTCAATATTTCCTAAAACAGGACCACCCTCTTCAAAAAACTCTACATCTTCTGGAGATCCTTGCTCACGAATAAGAGAATCGACAATCATGCCTAATCTTTCTTCAGTAATGTCAGCTTCTTTCATTTCTTCTTCAGCTACTTTTTGAAGATTGCGAAGTGTTTCAATAACAATTTTAGTATCTTCAGAATTTTTATTCGTCTCTACCTTGCTTGCAATAGTAGCTGAATCTTTAGCAGCCCGTAAACGACGATCTACATTCCGTTCTTCTGCTTTAACTTCATCATTAACACCTTGTTGTCTGATCTCCATCTCTTCAAGATCAAGCTTACGGTTCTTAAGTGCAAGCTCTGCTGCTTGTTCCGAAGCTTTTAAACGTAGCTCATCCTTTTGAATACCTACCCGTTCAGCTTCAATAGCCAAACTTTGTTCTTGAACATTCTCTGCCCCACCCATTTGTGCGGCTCTTTGCTCATTAGCCACAAGAACTTTCTTAGCAGCACTAATAGAAATTTGATTAAGAATAGCAGGATCATTAGTATTAACACCAGCTTGCATACCTTCTTGAGCACCAAGCTGTACAAGTCCTTCCATCTGTTCTTTGTATTGGAGAAACATGTGTTCACGAATAGCTGCTTGCAATACAGGAACTACATTCTTCATCATCTCATTACCGCCTAACATAGGATCAGCTATGAAGTCAGTAAAGATTTGTATGTATGCTTGATGATCCTGTTGCGGAAATGCTTTAATAGGCATCCCATTAATAGCACTCTGTATGTTTTCAATAGGGCTTTGAGGCTGCGCTTCCTGTGGTGGAGTAATAAACCGTTGAGGATTTTGAATATTAGCAGCGTTCAAGATAGACATATGAACTTGTCGTACATCATACATACCGGGAGGAGCTTGTTCTGAGAGTTGTAGAACCATCTGAGCCATTGCTAGTCGATGGGCAGCTGATGGAGTGTTCGGATCAGATACAGGAATAACATCTACTTCATCATTAAAGTCATCTCTTAGAATAGAAGCAGACATTCCCGGCACCATGTACGGATACGTAGGTGGTAGGAAATCTCTGTTAATTCGTGCCAGAATACGGAACTCATGTTTCTGACTTTGATGTAGACGTTTATGTATAGCACTAAAGAACTTAGCACCCGCTTCTAAAAGAGCAAGCGTTGTTCCCACAGGTCCATAGTTTGTAGAGTTAGCAACAATAGCTTCTGCATTGTCAGCAAACTTCTGACCCATCTCTGTCATTGTACCTAAGAGTTGATACAAAGTATTTGAAGGATCTTTATAGGGAAGAGGAACAATAGCTTTGTTTATATCCATTCCCGCTGCATCAATTTCTCTAAACTCACCGGGAGAGATAGGATCGTTATTACCTACAATTCTAATACCACGAGCTTTAAAGCCACCGGGTAGATTAGCAAACTGTCCTGCGTCAACTAAGCTACGTAAAGCAGCAGTCGCTGACATGGTAAGGTTACCAAGTAAATGTATAAGACCTAATCCATAGAAGCCAAAACCCGGCACAAACTTGTAATGGGTAAAGTACATAAGCTTCTGATAAAGAGGATCACCTTCAGCCCAGTTCCTACGAATAGCTAATACTTTACCAGAACTTTCTTCAATGGTAACAACATAAGGCCATGCTGATCCATCAGGGCTGTTAAAAGGTTCAGGAAGATCAATATAACAATGCTGTTCTAGAAGCACATACTGTTCATCGTAATCCTCACCGGGATTAACACCCATGATATCGTTTATCTTACTAGAGATAGGGGCTGGTTCAGGTGTAGTAGCGTGACCCAGATCACACTCTTTGTATAAACCAGCAGTCATTTCCTTACGGATATCATTAGGAGAACGATTAATAACGTGCGTATAACGAGAAGCACTCATTAAATCACTGGCATTATAAGACACATAGAAGTGATCAACAGGAACAAACTCTGAACAGGGGCGTCCTTTTACAGGATCAAAGTACATTTTCTTAAACGCACTTCCCATAAGAGGAAGATGAAAGAGCATACGCTCAAACTCATCAAAGTATTCAGGCATCTGTTCAGTAACCTGATAGTTCATAAAGTCCTGAACACGATTAGCTTGTAGTTGTTTCTTTTCGTTAGGGTCACCAACGATCTGTGTCTTCACAGGGCCAGAAGCAGGGAAAAGCTCTACTGTAGCTTTAGATTGAAACTTAACGGCAGACTCAATAATAAGGGGAGAGACAGCTTGACAAGCACCTTCAAAAGGTTCAGATGCTTCTTCTAGTTTAAGACCAAGAAGATCAAACCCTCTCTCAAAGGTAGATTCCCACTCTTGTCTAGATTCTTTGTCAGCTTCGTAATGCTCACTAACTATTGATGATATTTCTTCAAGATCGTCATCATCAATATATTCAGCTAAGTTAGCATAGTGATCAGACTGAGCCTCCATGATGACTTCCATTTCGTCACTCATGTTTAACTCAATCTCACCTGTATCGTCATCAATAACAACTTCGATACTGGTATCTATCTCTTCAAGAACTTCTCCAGCAGTACTGCCTTCGACACGGTTAATAGGACCAACTAAATTCTTAGCATCCTCTTCCCCATATTCTACTTGCTCTTCGCTTACTTCAGCAAGTCCACCTTGTTCTTCTGCCATACCTTAAACCTACTATTTATTTTTTGGAATACTTTTTATAAATCATCCAGCCTATTGCTGCGATAACGGCTACAATAATAGCTACTGATACCATAGGATTTACAGCTTCTTCCTCTACTACTACAGGAGTAGGTTCTACTATAATAGCTGCTTCTGTTTTCTCTGCAGATTTTTTAACCATAACTTATATTACCTCATCTTATGTTTGGGTTTACGGGCTTTGCCCCATCCCCGAAACTGATTAGTTGTACGGGAACGACGGACAGGTCCACCACGACGATATCCTCTGAGTTCTTTTAGATCAGCTTTTAAATCTGCTAGATCATGTTGAACATCTTCGGGATCTTGCATATCTTTCCTATCTTCTATTCTAGACAATAATGTTTCAAGGTCAAGACCAGTACGGGAACCATCCCCTTTAGGATTACTGGTTATTGTTCTTCCTTGTTCTACATTACGGTCTTCATCGTCTACACTAAAATCAATTTTATTATCGGGCTTTGGTGGACGAGGCGTAGCACCAGATGGCTTTCTTCCACCCATATATGCCCCCGTTCCTAAAACAGTTGCTAGACCAAGACCAGTTCCTATTTTTCTACCAATGTTCTTACTTTTACTAGCAGCGGCAGTAACAGCAGATTTGTTATCTTTACCTTTACCTTTGCTTTTGCCTTTGCCCGCCTTTGGAGGTTTAGCTTTAGTAGCGTTTTTAGCAATTTTTGCGTTTGCTGGGCTACTAAACCTATTTTTAGGTTTTCTTTCTTTGTACCCTTTTTGGAAGTTTTCTGCTTTTTTACGGGCTGCGGCACTCATTTCCACAGGTTTTTTCTTAGCATCAGCTTTAGCTTTTCTTTTTGCAGCAGCATTAGCTTTCTTCGTAGCAGCAGCTTTTTTAGCGTCAGCTTTAGCCTTTCTTTTTGCAGCGGCAGCAGCTTTTTCCTTAGCAGCTTTCTTAGCAGCAGCCGCAGCAGCTTTCTCAGCAGCTTTCTTAGCAGCAACCGAAGCAACTTTACCAGCAACTAATTTACCCCCTGCCCCAACTACTTTAGCAAGAGGACCACCTAACATTCCTGCAGCCGCACCAGCACCAGCTAATGTTTGTTGCAAACGGGGAGTTGTAGTAGTTGTTCTTTTAATCTGTCTCCCCTTTTCATCCATCGCTGCTCTACGACGTTGAGCAGGAGTTTTTCGTGGTTTTTTGTTAGGATCATTCTTGGCTCTAGCCTTCTCAGCTTTCTTAGCAGCTATACGGGCTGTACGTTCTTTATCCACATCACTAGCACCGATATTTCGTAAAGTATTTCTTCCTCTACGTCCACCTCTACGTCCTCGTCCTAGTTTAGTTACTCTTACAGTATCAGCCATGATGTGCTTTCCCCCAACCTCTAAGCGCAGCACCTACACCGCGAGGCTTTTTCTTACGACTACCTTTGTCCATTGTTTTTACAGCAGCGAATTTACGCCGCCCACCTTTTTTCTCCATCGCTTCACTTTCGTTACGACGAGACTTAAGGGACTGTTGTTTCTTGGTTTTGTTACGTGCGCCCATCGACTCATCAAGACGAGCATTGTAACCCTGATCTTTTTTTACAGGACCACCATGTCTCATTTTTAATTCACCACCAGCAGTAGCCCCTAATAATGAAAGAGGCATACCACCGGGTAAAAGATTAACAGCAGGTATTGACATACGTTTTTTTATTTGAGCTTTAGCTGCTTTTGCTTTAGCGGCTGTTTTAGGATTATTCTTGGTTCTAGCCTTCTCAGCTTTTTTACCTACCATACGGGCAGACCGTTCTTTATCAGCATCACTTGCTTTAATGTTGCGTACTGTAGTTTTAGGTTTTGCTTGTCTTACTGAAGCTGCAACAGATTTTTTCTTAGGAGCTTTCTTAACGGATATTCTTTTACGTTCATCAGTAAATTCTTTTTGCTTAGTTTTAAAGTCCTCGTCCATCTTTTTTTTACGTGAAGCTTTAATTGCTTTTTGTGATTGGTGGGGTTTGCCTTTCATCTCTGCTGGATGTAAAGCATCTTGAGTCATTCGTGCCATTGTTAGATTCTCCAATAACCTTTTCTAGGTGGGGAGTAGGTTCCCTCGTCGTCATCTTGGTAGTTAGGGTCATCAGGGTGTGTAACTTTCCAAGAATCACGCATATATAGAATAGCCATTACCATAGCATCTACTTGGTCATCATGTTTCCCATAGGGAAATCTTGAAGCTTCGTAGATAAGGTCATTGGCCCATTCTTTCATTGTAGGCAACCAAATACGTCCTGCTTCTAAAAAAGGCGTTGCTGCCGTAGCTCTACTTACTTTATCACGATCTGGGGTGTATTACAACACAGGAAGACCTGCACGACGCATATCTTGTATCAAAGACTGCCCACTGGCTTTCTTCTCTACCACCACCATATCAGGATTATGTTTATCAAATTCTTCCTGTGCTACCATACGTAATTCGGGGTACTCAAATCTCTGCCGTATATTTCCTAATAATATAAGATTAGGAGAAAAATGTTCACGCCCACTTTCATCCTGTTCATAATTTTCAAAGATACCCCATGTCTGTATTACAGAGTAGTCAGCCGTAGACTTTACAGAGAAAGCTGTGTCATAAGTTTGTATAATAAAATCACAGTCTGGGGGATCTTCTTCTAACCAACTTTCAAACCACTCTGTTTTTATAATCCCTCCTGTATCGGGAGTAGGTTCCTGCATATACAGACTATCCCAATACCTGTTACCGTTGTGTAATTTTATTTCATACTCATCACTCTTGAGTACGCTATCAGGTTTCCACTCAGGAAAGTAAGAAGACCCCACAGGTAAGTTAAGAAGCTTGGCTGCTTCATCGTCAAGCCATGCGGGGATCTTAATAACATCCCACGGTATATAGTTGGGATCATCAGCTTTAGCTGCAGCACTTAGTAACCATCCGCATAGATCATCTTCATGGTAGCGAGTATTAATAATTACAATAGAACCATTCGGCATGATCCGTGTTCGTAGACCCGCAGGATACCACTCCTTTATGTAGCGTCTTCCCGCTTCACTAAACGCATCCTCTTCAGACATAACATCATCAAGGATAGCAATGTTCGCACCCCGCCCCGCTATCTGTGTGTGTACTCCCGCTGCTACATAGACACCATTCTGATTTGTCTGCCACTTACCCGCAGAGCGTACATCACTTCGTAGTCTTACTTCAGGAAAGATTATCTCAAAAAGGTTAGACTTAACCACATCTCTAACAGAGCGACCAAAATCACTAGCAAGCTGATCACTATGGGATACCGATAGTATTTCATGGTTAGGATGTCTCCCTATATACCAAGCAGGAAATAACTTTGAACATATTACTGATTTACTGGAACGTGGGGGTAGGAAGACCATAAGTCTTTTACACGTTCCTTCTTCTAGCTGTTGTAGCTTAGTTGCTATTATTTCAATATGCCGCCCCATCTTAAAGTCAGCAATGAGGGTAGGGGCCATAGCTCTTATAAATGTAAGGAAATCATTATTCGAATTTCCTATAATGCGCTCTATTAACTCTCCTCTTATCTCTTTGAGAGCATCTAATTGATTTGCAGAAGACATCTTAGTTTAAATCTTTAGGACGGTTCTGCTGCATCTCCCATACCATAAAAGCTAACTGAAAAAGATCTTGTGCAGCAGTAGCTGTTTGTCCACGTATATGATCAAAATCTGCATCAGGGTTCCCTATAGAAGGATGTAGACATATCTGATCATGCAGCATATCTATAATAAAATTAATCCTATCTCGAAATTGCTCCATCCCTTTAGTGCCACACGCATGTAACTCAGGAGTATAAGTATTTTCTACTTGTGTAGCAGAAAAACTATCATTAAAATCAGTATCTCTTTCTATAAAAGCAGAAAACTCAGGCCACGTTAGAGGACGTTTCATCCGTATCTATATCCTTATCATCCTGCTTACTATTATCAGACACAAGCTTAAGACCAGCAATCTGTGCTAAGTTCTCAATGTCCTTTTCAATACTAAGCGGATCATCACCACTTTCAAAGTGACCCATCTTTATTTTCTGTTCAGACCTATCGACAAACATACCAAGATGTTTTGCTACAGACTCAACTGAACGGTTAGCGTTAGTGTAGTCACCATTCTGTAAAGAATGATCATATATCTCATTAAGCCTGTCAAGTACCTTATCTGCGTTCCAAGCCATGTGTTTTATAGCCTCTTGCCTTATATCATCTATACGCTGTTTTATCTTAGGGTTGTTCAACATGGCATACGCACGACGCATCGTATCCGTCTTGTCCTTCCCTAACTTGTAGTTAGCCGCTTGGTACGCTGTTACTGCGTCACCAGTAGCCATGTACTCCATGCAAAACTTTTCCTGTCGAGGAGCCATACCTGTTACAAATTTTGGTTTTTTAAATCTAGTAGCTTCTACAGGGTTTTCTAGCATGGGTACATCTTTAGTATATGCTCTTTTTTTTCTCCGTGCAAACCTAACAGCACACCGTCTGCGGTATTCACCCCGCATCTCTTGGAGATCCTTACCAGCCGAAGCTTGCTTCCTAGTAGACGCAACATCTTTGATAAGCTCCTTTAAAGACTCATCAGACATATCTCCATATAAGACATGCTTATCTTTTGTTTTATATAAATTATTAATTGTATGAACTTCCTCTCCTAACAGTTGTTAACAGTTGTTAGAAGATGTTAAGTATATAAGTAAAAGTAAAGGAGTACAACTGCTTAGTTGCTAGTTGATCTGCTTATTTGTTAGTAGAACTGCTCTTCCAGAGGGATTATACTGAATATACATGAAAGGTTTGGTAAATGCAAGACCTAAAATTTTGAAATTTATTCGGGGGTCCATATATAAAAAAAAGACAACCCCCTTATTTTTTTCCCCCACAATATAAAGCATTGATTTAATTAACTCTTTTCCTTGACTTCCAAGGGATTCCTTGCTTTAATATAGTTGTTCACGGGGAACACAAATCCCCAAGCCCAGTGCAAAACACGATCCACTCGGTGAAAGAACAAAACATTAACTAACTTGCCCAAGGAGGGCAATAGCATGAATACAGTAACAGAACTACAAGAACCTCGCTGGGTTAGTGCTTGTGAGATAGCAGTAGAAGATCAAGTACTCCAAGATATCAAATTCCATTTAGAGTTCATGATGGTAATGAGAGCATGTGGAAGATTGGAAGCAGCTAATAAATCTTCTGAACAGGCTTACAGATTAGTCTGTAATGCTTTGGGTGTTGAGGTTAAGTAAAACCACGGGGGGAGCTTCGGCTCCTCCCACTACTTTGGAGAATGTCATGCTTACAATATTAATATGTACTATTGGAATGCTTAGTGGTGCTTTTATGATCATTAGTCCTATCATACTAGGATGGTCTGTAGTATTAGTAATACTTATGAGCGCGATGGGCTTTGCATCTATAATCGCTAGTTTTTTATACCTTAACGCAGAACTATAGTTTCATGCGGAGATTGGGGGGCTTCGGCCCTCCTTTCTTTTTTATTTCCCCCTTTCCTTCGGCTAACGCCGACGCCCTCAAAAAAATCTCGCAAAAAAATCCCCCATCAAAAATCAATTTGACAGGGGAAGTTTTCTGTGTTACGCGAGGGTTAGCTGGCCTTTTTTATCAGCTTGAATTCGTAGGTCTGTTTAGGCGTCTTGGCCTTATCGCTTGGTTCCAAACTAAGTACGTTCATTTCTTCCAGCTTGGCCGCTGTATCAGCTGTAATCTTAAAGTAAACCGATCCACGGCTGCAGACTGTATCTGCCATCGGCAGCTTGGTTCCCTCTTTCGGACCCTTTGGCGTCTTAACTACCAGCTGGCACCCTTCAATGGTCCCCTTTGTTATCATTACAGTCAGCTTCTCAGTCACCGTGTTGACGGGGATAAACGTCTCAGGAATTAAAATTCCTGTTTCGGCGTTTAAATGCAGCTTATTCGTCTTTGGTGTATTAGAATTTTCCATCTTAATGCTCCTATGTCTGAGATGGATTAACCTATAGAATACTGGTTTCATGTGAACCCCTTATGTATAGGACGCCGGACCATCCGGCCCCTTAAGTATGGCACATTCAAAACC